GCCGTAGGCGGCAGTGGTGTTGCCGGGGTAGGTGGCCAGACCGCGCAGGCCAGAGGTCGCACCCGTCGAGGTGGTCGTGGACCCGGCTTGGTCGTTATTCAGGGCCATGGAAGCGGCCTCAAGCTGGCTGAATTCAGCCACAAGGTCGTCCACGATGGCGGGATCGAGGTTGTTAACGTCCGACAGAACTGCCGTGCGAAGGGGGATCTGAGCCGACACGACTCGCACCGGCAACTGCCAGATGGAAGTGTCGATATTGGGCGAGCCGCTGTTAGGGCTCACGGTGTAACCCCAAGGGTTGGTGGCGTTCGCGGCGTTACCCGTCTTGGCCACGAACTGCGCGTCCGAGTTGGCGAGGACGATTTGCCGCGAGCCTTGGCGGAAGGGGTTGATATAACGCGCAGCGGCGAAAGCCTCGTCGAACAGGACTCGACCGCCGACGCCCGAACCGCTTCCGGTGATGTTGGACTGCTCGCTCAGGTCGATGACGGATTTGCCTTCGGTGAGCGCCGTCTTGATGCCGTTGAGAAAAAGTTCGTTGGTCTTCATGGTCGAGTCCCGTTGAGTTAAAGACAGAAGAGAAGGGCCGAAGCCCCTCCCTGTCAGCCTTAGTTGGCGGCGGTGCCGGTGGAGCGGAAACGAACGCCAGCGTTCGGATCGCGCACCGAGGTGGCCACACGCTTCTCACCGTAGAAGGTGATGTAACCCGGCAGGGTCTGATCGTAACGACGCATGATCATGTTCAGGCGGTCGATGATCGTGTAGAAGCGGCTCCAGTCAGCGAAGACCATGGGGAACTTGCTCACGGTGCCCGCTGCGCCAGTGGTGAGCTGGGAAGGGGTATCCATGTACTTGTTCACCACCACATCGAAGCCCAGCAGTTGGCCGACGATGCCGTCGTTGCGGGCCAGACCGTCGATGTACACCGGGCGCTTCTGGTCATCGGTCAGGCCACGGATCGCTTGCAGCAGGATCGGGCTGATCATGAACTTGGCGTCCGGGGTCCAGTACTGCTGCGGCAGGCTGTAGATCAGATTGACCACGTCCTTGTACGCGATGTTATTCGCGCCCACGGTGTTGGCGTTGGTGGTCAACTGGTCATAGGTGGCCAGAGAGTGCAGACCCGAGGTGGAGCCGGTGCCGCTGGAGCCGAAGGCCGCAGTGGTCACGGTGCCGCCCGTGTAGGTGGCGTTGGAGCCGCCATACTGGTCCAGACCGCGCAGGCCATCAGCGCCACCAGTGGCCACCGAAGTGCCGGTGCCGGATTGGTCGTTGTTGCTGATCATGGACTGAGCTTCCGCTTGCGCGAATTCCATCAGCATGTCGTCAACGACGTTAGCTTCCAGACCGTCGATGTCGTCCAGCGCGGCGGTACGGATCGGGAACTGAGCGTTGATGTCCTTGAGGACCAGTTGCCAGATGGACGTATCTTCCGTGGTAGGCGCACCGTTGTTCTGCACCGGGTAGCCCCACTGAGCGCCAGCGTTGCCGGTCTTCACGCGGAACTGATACGAAGAGCCTTCGGTGGCCACGGTGCGGGCGATGCCGCGCAGCGGGTTGGCCAGACGCAGCGCAACGAAGGTCGGGTCGTAGGCAGTGCGACCGCCCTTGCCGTCGCCGCCAGCGGTCAGCGCGGACGATTCCTGCATGTAGGCGGTGTACTCCGACTCGTCGGCGAACATCTTCAGTTCTTTTTCGAACTGGGTCTTGGAGCCGCCAGCGAGTTCGCGCAGTTGCTCTTTGACCTTCTTGTTCACATCGGAGCGAACCGACTTCTCGAGCTTGACGATGGCGGGAGCGCCAATCTCAGCGACCTTGGCTTCCAGAGCCTTGACCGTTTCCTGCATCTCGACCTTGACGGACTCGACGGCAGCGACGGCGGCTTCCTTGGCGGCAGCAGCTTGAGCTTCAGCAGCGGTTTTAACTTCCGCGATCTGGGCTTCGGTGGACGCTTTGATGCCGTCCAGTTTCTCGATGACTTCTTTGATCATGATTTGTCCTTAAACACGTTTGGAGATTTCGGCCAAGAGTTCGCGCTGTTGAAGTTCGCGCAAAAGCTCGGCCACCTTAGCCGCGTCCTCACTGGCATCCCGCTGTTCGGATTTGGACTCAGGGGCGTTACCGGCAGCATCCCGCTGCGCGACCACACCCTTGAACACAGACGCGGCTACCTTCGCGTCTTCCTTGGCCAGTCCTGCATCACGCAAGGCTCGCTCAATGATCTTTAAATCGGCGGAACCATCGGGCCGGAAGTACTCCAGCTTCGACACTTCCGCGCTCGGGTTGTTCGGGTACATAACGACGGAGACTTCACGCAGACCGCCCTTGGTGATCTGGAAGTAGCCCTCGTCCCACACGTCGGCAGAGCCAGCGGGGAACACATCGCCTTCAGCCGTCACCCACTGGTACTCGTCGGCGTATGCGCCCACGGAGACACCGCCGAACATACGGGGGCTCTCCTGCATGACCGTGTAGAGGTCGCGGCCCATGGTGGTGTTCATGAAGATGCGGCCCGTGCCAGACATGCCGTCTTCGTCCATGGTCAGGTCCGTCCATTCGCCAACGGGGATCTGCTGGCCCTCATGGTTCACGAACATGGGCAGCGGACGGCCATCCTTCTTAAACTCGTCGGCCCACTGGGCAAAGCCTTCGGGCTTGTAGAAGAACTTGCGCCCGTCTGCGCCCTCTCGGGCACCCCACGTCGTCCACGTTGCTTCGATAACGCCCGTGGGTTGCTTGCCCTCGTCGGCTTGCTGGCCCAGTGAGACTTTGGCTTCACAGACGATTTGCACATTCTTGGTCATGGGTAGCCCCTGCGTGTTAATGCCCACATTTTAAGCGTGATTTTGTCCTGTGGTGTGGGTCAGGCGCTACCGGCTCGGCCAGTCCTGCCAATCGTGTCTTTATTGCCACCGCCACCCGTGTCTTGTGGCGACTGGCCCGGAATGCCATCTGCGCCCGCCTTGGGCTCTTGGAGGTCATCCGCTTCGGGGCTCTCGTGCTTGGCTTTGCCCAGATACGCACGGCCCTCGTTTGGCGTCAGTATACCGTTCTTAACGCCTGCGGTGGCGTAATTCATCTGGTCCAGCGGTGCGCCCTTCAGGAACTCTTCCGTTTGGAAGTGAATGCTCAGACGGGGGAAGCCGTCCAGCAGCGCAGTGCCGAACTTCTGCTGGACGTTGATAACGACAGGCAACATGGTGGACTTATAAAACTCGTCCAGCAGCGTTTGGGTGTTGTTGTATTTCGATTGGCCGATGTTGATAAGCTGGTGCGGCACGCCGAAGAGCGAGGCGATGCGGACCATGGTTTGCTCTTTGAGCTTGGCCGCGTCCGTGTCCTGCATGGTCAGCATCTTGATGGACTCGTACTTCAGGCCGTTGTCCAGCAGGATGCCTTGGCCGGGCTTGCTTTGGTCCGTGGTGCGAGAGCCCAGCATGTTGGCCCAAGCCCCCTTGATGCGGGCCGCGATCTCCTTGTACTTGGAGTCCGGGATGACCGCATCCGTATAGAACATGCCCGTGGGCTTCGCGCCGTTCTGTAGGACGAAGGAGGCGTACAGGTCGAGGTCTTGGTCGATGCCGACCAGCGTGGTGGCCAGAATGCCCTTGTTGAAACCTGCGGAGCCCTGCCACGCCAGTTCCTTGGCATGGACAACCTCATGGGGCTGCAACGGCTCGTCCTTGGAGAAGCCGTAGGAGGGCGTGGCGAGGCGGTAGGTGGGGTAGCGGGCGGCGGTGATCTGGGCCGTGATCAGCGTGCTGTCCAGCAGGTACATCTCCTGCGGCGTCTGCGTGATGGACTTGCGGTCCTTGCGCCAGAAGACGGTGAAGGCTTCCCCGGACAGTTCGTACCACAGCAGCCATTGAACCCAGAACTCATACGCCGACTGGAACTTATTCGGGTTGTTCAGAAGGTTGTAGACCGACTTGGCCTTGGTCTTGTTGCGGTCATCGACCCCGGAATCGAAGCAGGCATTGACCCGCGCCCCGTTGTCCGTTTCGTACATGATCTGGATGGGCAACTGGGCCAGCACGCGGGCCTTGAGCGCCACGCAAGTCATGACCGTGGAGTTGCGGGCGAGCGTGGACATGTC